TGTTGCAGCCATCCAATCTTCGATAGATAACTACACAATTTATACAAACATGGGAGTAATTTAATATGGCAACAGTAAGCTTACCAAGCAGATTTTATGCAGACACAATTCCTGCATCAGAAACATCAGTTTATACAACACCAGCAGCACAGATTGACGTTGTTACATCTTTAACATTTGACAATCTAACAAATGCAACAAGAACAGTAACACTAAAAATGGCAGGAAAGTTCTTTGTAAAGGCCTTAGATGTTCCACCACGTGCAATTATTGTTCTTGACGTTAAGCAAGTTCTTAACACAGCAGAGACTATTCAGATAAGCGCAGACGCTGCGGACTCTATCTCAGTATTTATCTCTGGCGTAAAAATCAATCAAGTATAATTTAACTATTTAAGGGAGAACTAAAATGGCAGTAAATACAACAACAAACCAAGTCTATATACCAGGTTTTGAAACAAACATTCAAAATGTGGTTACTCCACTTGCTAATACAACAGGAACTGCCGTAACAAATTTACAGTCAGGAATCCCAAATCAATTTGCAGGTATACTTGGAAAATTCCCACATGCTGCTACTTCGAGAGATAATACAGAGCCTTCTCCCTATCCACTTTTTGCTATATGGACAAACCAGAATAACTCAAGAAAAGCAGGATACTCAGTAATTAATTCAGAGTGGCAGGTTGTTGCAACAAGTAGATTAAATAACCGTCAAGGCGGATGGACAGATGTTGATCTTAGTGAAATGAACAACTGGTATGAAGATTTTAGAGGCTGGACATACACAAATGGTAACGTAGATGGAGGTGGAAACACAACCTACTCTGGTGGCGGAACAAATATGAATGGTGCTGACGGAAATCACCTTTATGCATTTCAAGTATTTGGTAATTATGGAAACTCTGGATTTAACAGAGCTGACCAATGGGGTCAGTTTACTAAGCGCTGCGGAACAATTATCGGGGCTAGAGGAGTAAGACAAAGAGTAAGTCATTACTCAACTGATTCAACTTTTCAAATAAGATTAAGAGGCTCAGTTACTGGTTTTATGGATCAAGTTAACCTAAACTCAGCAACCTATGCAACTTGGGCGGGACGCACAAACCGTGGCATGTCATCTTATAACGATAGAACAAAAACTCTTGCAGTTGCAGAATCTAATACAGCAAACTCAATTCGTTTACACGTATGGAGAAATACAAACCCTCTATTAAATTTAAATGCTAACAATCACAAGGCTGGAGATCTTCATCTATTCTTGTCAGAAGCAAAGACAGCAGGTCCTTCTGGAACAACAGCAAGATATTCATTTTATGACTTTACATGGACATCAGGCGGTTCAACACAAGCAGAGCCATCCTATGTAATGAGACTGATCATGGGAGATAACGGAACAATTGGCTTCTCAAGATTCTCTCCTCAAGGAAATTCTCAACAATACGGATGGTATATTCCTACAAATCCAGGCACACCAGGAAACAGTGGAACTGGAGCATTTACCGATAGCGGAACCAACCTAGGTAATACAACATCTTATTCAATTGATCAAGGTGATTCTTACGGAATTAGAACAAATATTTCATGGGATAATAACTGGCTAATTTCATACTCACCATATTATCACTACCACTCTGGAATTAATTTACACTGCATTTACACACAAGATCCAACAAAGTATTACCACTGGAGAGCTGCTGACACAAGCAATGGGCTGTCACCAGTACCATTTGGAGAAAGTTCATTTGTATCGTGCTATTCAGTTCAAAACGCAGATGGACAAGGGCCATGCTTATATATTGCAAACCCACAAGCTGCTTTTGAAAATGGTTACAGAAACAACGCAACAACAGTTGCAAATGGTGGAGATTTACAGCCATTCAATGTTAACTTCAACTATGATTTTGATACAATGTCTAATACGACACAATATCCACATATTTCAGTAATGCCACACTGGACAACGGTCTAAGGAGAAAAAATGAGCGAAAATACAACAGCAACAACAACATCACAAATAATTCACCCAGGACTTGAAGATTCAATTAGAGCTATTATTACACCTATAGTTGCCGCAAACAATACTGCAATTGGAACGACCATAAACACAATTGCTACAAATATATCCGCACTTTCAGGAAAAGTAGCATCACCAGTTATATCAAGAAATAATAATGAAATTAGCCCTTATCCAACTTTTGCTATCTGGACAAATCAGAATAATGGACAAGCGGGATATCATATAGCTAACTCTGACTTTCAAAATATTGGAACAAATGCAATGCCAGGATGGTTTGGTGGCTATCAGAGCCCAGATCTAGACAACATGCCTAACTGGTATGAAGATTTTAGATCATATACTTATACAAATGGTAACTTTGACTCAAGCACTGTAACAACATACTTTGGTGGATCAACTGTATGGGGTTCGGCAGATGGTCATCAACTTTACCGACCATGTTTACATGGAGGATTTGCTGGAAATTGGATGAACAGAGCAGATCAAAGAGGTCAATTTTTAATTAGATGCGGAACAATTATTGGAGCTTATGGAGTTAGACAACGTGTTAGCCACTACACAACTGATTCAACTTTCCAGATTAGACCAAGAGGCTCAACATATGGATACAATGACACAATTAATCTAAACTCAGCAACCTACGCAACTTGGGCGGGACGCACAAACCGTGGTATGTCTTCATACAATGACAGAACTAAAATGCTTGCAGTAGTTGAGTCAACAACTGCAAATGCAATTAGACTCCACGTATGGAGAAACACATCGTTTAGCCTAAATGATTTTAGCCCTAAACCAGGAACACTTCACAAGTTTTTATCAGAAGCTAAAACAGCAGGTCCTTCAACAGGAAATCAACTAAGCACAACAAAGAATTACGCATTTTATGATTTCACATGGGCGCAGGCTGGCTCAACAAGAAACGAGCCTTCTTACCACATGAAGATTATTATGGGAGATAATGGCACAGTCGGATTTGTAAGATTTAACCATGATGGGTATGCACAAAGATATGGATACTTCTTGCCACAATCTCAAGGCACAGCAGGCAACTCAGGAATCGGAACATTTACAGATACTGAAATTAACCTAGCAAATACAACATCTTACGGTATTGATCAGTCAGAATCCTGGTATGGACAAAAGCATGATAATACATGGGACAATCAGTGGATTGCAGTATACTCTCCATACTACTACTATGGATCAGGAATTAACTGCCACGTTATAAATACCGTTGATCCAACAAAGCTTTTCTATTTTAGAAATACAGCTACTGCAAATGGATGTGCACTTGTGCCATTCAAAGAAGACAAATTCCTTACTATTATATCGAATAATAATGGAGATTCCACTGGACCATATTTGTATCTTGTAGATCCAGGATCAGCAAGTAAAAATTTAAGAAGAACTGATGGCACTAGTTTATCATTTGGTGGAGACCTACAGCCATACAATTCAACTTACTATTACCAATTTGATACACACTCAAATACAACCCAATATGCACACTTAATAAGTATGCCGCATTGGTCAAACCCGTAAAGAAAAAGGAGAAATAAAAATGAAAATCAAATTCTGTGGTCCACAAAATGTTGTCGCAATTGATGCAGATGGCGATCATGAAGTTGTTGAAACTCAACTCCTTCATAGATTTACGCTTGTTGATGGAGAAGTTGTAGACAAGTACCCAGGTAAGACAGATCGTGAAATCATGGCAATTGATCATGCAGAAGCGGTTGCAAGACAAACAGCAGCACAGGAAGCATGGGATGAAGATGAATCTGAGACTAAGGGTCCAAGACCAGAGTCACTACCAGCATTAAGTCTTCCCGAGGAGGAATAATAATGCCAATAACAAGCGTACCTCAACAGGTAACACCAGGTCTTTGGACATACACATACCTTCAAGCACCTCTTAACGGACAAGCTCGTCCATATCTAAATGTGCCTTCAGCACAGCTAGATCTTGGAACAATTGCCGCTTCAGGAGTTGCAACATGCAACGTAGCACTTGCTAACGTATTTAAGATGGTTGCAGGAGGAAACTGCACAATAGCATTTAGCAATATTCCAGCAACAGGATCAGAGCCAAAAGCACAATTCTGGCAACTAGAAATTAAAACTGGTGGTAGCTATACAATCACATGGCCAGCATCAATTAAATGGGATGGTGGAGGAGCTTCTAACGTAGCACCACTTCTATCTACAAACACAACCGTTCTTAACTTTATGACAAGAGACGGTGGCACAACAATATTCGGTGCATACGCATTCGCTGATTTGAACGTTTAAAGGAGACAATATGTACGCCATAGTTGAAGACAAAAAAGTGGTCAAGGTTGGCGCACTATCTCAGTTATTTCCAAATCTTTCTATACCTCAATCGGTAAACGAAAAAGAGTTTGCAAAAGAAAACGGGTTACTAGAAGTAGTAACACCAGAGTTTGATGATTTTCAAGAAAAAATTGTACCTTGTGAACCATTTATTAAAGATGGCAAGGTATACTCAGTAGAAGTACAGAAGATGTCAGATGAAGAAAAATCAGATAACGTAAATGCACATATTGGTTTTGAGCTAATGTCTACAGCATGGGTCGAGACAGACCCAGATATGGACAAGAAATCTCTTGATGAATGGAAAGAATATAGAAAGAAGATTTCTTCTTTTAAAAATAGCAAAGATGTATCTGAGATTACATGGCCTAAAAGACCAGCAGTAGAATTAGTGAAAATAATGGAGGAAGATCCAATTGCTTAGTAATAACATTATTTTTAGAAGAAATAGATTCACAACAACTGGATTACAGCTATGGCTAGATGCCGCACTCCCATCAACAATTACAAGAGACGGACTTGGAAAAGTATCACAATGGAATGACAAGTCAGGTCTAGGACGTAATTGCGTTCAAGCAACAACAGCAGCACAACCAACATTTCAAGAAACAGGTATAGCAGGATTGCCTGCAGTTAACTTTGACGGAGCAGATGATTTCCTTCCATTTTCAGATCAGACCCTATCATGGATTGCTTCGTCTTCTTTTACAGTTATTTATGTTGCATCAAAGCCAGCAAATGCAAACACGTATGTAATTGGCGGAACAAACTCAGGAACAAGAAATAATCTTATTGCTGGGTACGTATCCGCAAATACATTTAAGTTTGGCTTCGGTAATGATGATCAGAATGCTATTGTTACAGTAGGAACAGTCGGAACACCAGAAATTTACACACTTGTTTATAGCAATGCTGATAACTCACGCAGAGTTAGAAGAAATGGAACTGACGTTGCAGTCGGTGCTTCTTCAGGCGGACTTACAAGCATGACAGGACAAGTAATAGGAAGATACTCTGCAACATTCGGAGCATTTAAGTTAGGCGAACTATTAATTTATAACAGAGCTCTTACAGTAGGCGAATACATCTCAATCGAAAGAGATCTTATTTCTAAATGGGCAATTAGCTAGGAGATCAAATGGCATATAATCCAAACAGATTTATTGGGCCAGTACTTCTAAGCACAACAAATACAAACCTTAAAACATTTACCAATAAGGCAATTGTTAAAAGTATATTCACAGCAAATACATTCAATGGACCAATTGCATTTAGCCTTTATTTAGTTCCAGTTGGACAGACCCCAGGACTGGCAAATAGAATTTTTGGTGACGTTCTTCTTGGAGAAAATACATCAAGATCAACAGAGACTACGCTAATTGTTAATGCTGGAGAGTCTATCTGGGCCTCCGCAAATGTTACTGGTGGAGTAAGTATCATGGTTTCTGGGGTAGAAATAGTTTAAAAGCTAAGCAATGAAAGGCTCAAATAGTAAGCCTTACAAAGGCTTATAACCCTGAGAATGGTATAATTTAAAAATGCCAGGAAATACAACACCTAAAGTATTCAGATATCCGACATTAGACATGTCGCCCGATGTCCCAAGAGACCTTGGCTATTTAGCAACAGACATAGATAATTATTTAACAAACAATCCAGGACCTACAGGACCACAAGGTCCAGCGGGTCCAACAGGTGCACAAGGAATACAAGGAATACAAGGCCCTAAAGGTGATACAGGCTTAACAGGTTTACAGGGAAACACAGGAGCAGCAAGTACTGTCCCAGGACCGCAAGGAAACCCTGGCGTTAAGGGTGACACAGGTTTGCAAGGACCTAAAGGTGACACAGGTGAACAGGGTCCACAGGGTATACAAGGCTTGCAAGGTCCACAAGGTTTACAAGGCGTTAAAGGTGATACAGGAACAGCATTAACAATTCTTGGAAACTATGCAACGCCAGCCGCATTTACTTCAGCTAATTTAGTTGGAGCCGCAGGCGATGCTTGGTTAATTCTTTCAACTGGCGTACTTATGGTTTGGGATACAGTAACAAGTTCATGGTTTGATGCAGGAGCTCTTCAAGGCCCAGTAGGACCAACAGGAACAACAGGTCCACAAGGTTTGCAGGGAATACAAGGACTTAAGGGTGACAAAGGTGATCAAGGTGAGCAAGGTCCAGTTGGCCCACAAGGTAATACAGGCTTACAAGGATTACAAGGAATACAGGGCATACAGGGTATTCAGGGGTTACAAGGCGTTAAGGGTGATCAAGGAAATGAAGGAAGCAAAGCAACTTTTTCTATTACAGCCGCAACTCCTCCTGCAAATCCAGTAAATGGACAGGCATGGTTTAATTCAGACAACGGAAGAAGTTATACATACTACGACTCTTACTGGGTAGAAACTGGATCTTCATTGTCTGGCCCACAAGGACCTAAAGGCGATACAGGAGATCAGGGAATTCAAGGCCCGCAAGGAGTTGCTATAAATCTTAAAGCATCTTCTTTAACTGTTGCAGCATTGCCTTCAACAGGAAACATTGTAAACGATGCAAGAATTGTAGAAGCAGATGGTGATCTTTATATTTGGGATGGCACATCTTGGACTTCAGCAGGACAGATTGTTGGACCACAAGGCCCACAAGGTATCCAAGGACCAAAAGGTGATACAGGAGATCAAGGTATTCAAGGCATTCAGGGCCTTAAGGGTGACAAAGGCGATACTGGAGAGCAAGGCATACAGGGAATACAAGGGCCTACTGGTTTAACTGGCAATACTGGCCCACAGGGCGCACAGGGAATTCAAGGTGTAAAAGGTGACACTGGAGATGTAGGACCAGCGGGTACAAGCCAGTATTTAAGTAAATTAGGAAACAATAATATTTCATTAACACCTTCAGTGCCAAATACAAGCATGACTTTGGTTACAACAGGTACTCAAAACTTAGCTTTAATGTCATCGCTATCTAGAGTAAGCACGGGATCTAATAACATTGCCATGGGAGTTCTTGCTGGGTTTGCAATAGAAACTGGTTCCAATAACATAGCAATCGGTAATACATCAATGTCTGGACTTCCAGAAGATATCCCATATGACAAATCTGGTAATTACAACATAGGTATAGGTCCTGGTACATTAGATCTTGTTCATGGATCCTTTAACACAGCAATAGGAAGAGCAGCAGGAAATTCATTAACTACTGGAGATAATAATATTATTTTGGGCAACTTGTCAAACCCATCATCAGCAACAGTTTCAAATGAGATAACACTTGGCAATGACGCTATAGACAGATTTAGAATTCCAGGACTAGGAATAGACTGGACATCTTCTACAAAACCAGGATCTCCTTCAGGTTATACAAAAATAGGTACTGTTACTTCAAATTCTGGCACCACTGTTTCCTTTACTGGGCTAAGCGGTTATAATAAATATTTACTAGTGTGGAGCGGAGTTTATTCAGGCAGTGCTTTTACTATCCCTATTATAAGATTAAATAATGCCTCAACTAATCATGAGTTTATCTACTCTGTTGCATACAATAGCTCTTCAATACCAGCATTAACAAATTGGTCGTTCAAAGGAACAAATGCTGGAAGTGTTGGAAATGTTTTAGGAACACCAAATGCTTCAGGATATGTTTACATAGATGGTGCAAATACAACATCTGGAATATCATTTTATGGATCTTCTGGTGGAAAGTGGTCAGATGCAAACAGTTCTGGAATGGGTACATTCGCAGGAGTTTATACGGGATCCGCAAAGGTTACTTCAATAGTTGCCGCTACAAGTGATGGCCAGGCTTATTCAAGTGGAACTTGGGTTTTGTGGGGAGCACAATAATGAGCGACATTATAGAATTTAATTACGAGACTGGTGAGACAACAATACGTGAGTATACAGAGGCAGAAATATCAGTAAATGAAGAGGTCTCTATTCAGGTAGATGAAATTCTTTCGCAGATTCCAGTTGCTGACCAATCGGTTGTTGACAACTTACAGTCTGCTATAGACAAGCTAACCTCTTTAGGCTTAACAGAAGCCGAAGCAAAAGCAATAGCTGGAATAAGGGAGATATAATGGCAATCGATTTTCCAAATAGCCCATCGTTGAATCAATTATTCACCGCTGGTGGAAGCACATGGATTTGGGACGGAATTGCATGGACCCTTCAAAGAATTACAACAGGTGCTCAAGGACCTCAAGGAGAAGTGGGTCCACAAGGGCCTGTAGGGCCTGTAGGGCCACAAGGAACATCTATTAATGTTAAAGCATCAGTAGCAACCGTACCCCTTCTGCCTTCAACTGGAAACAGCGCAAATGATGCAAGAATTGTACAGTCCGATGGAGACCTTTATATTTGGGGTGGTACATCTTGGACATCCGCTGGCCAGATAGTTGGCCCAGAAGGCCCACAAGGTATTCAAGGTCCCAAAGGAGATACTGGAGACACTGGTGCAACTGGAGCTTCAGGCGGAATAACTTTAGCCGTTACAAACTCGGGATCTGGTTCATATACAATTAATGGTTCTGCTAATCCAACTTTATCTTTTATTCGGGGGCATAGATATGTAATTAATGTTAATGCAGTCGGACATCCATTTTGGATTCAAACAGTTTCAGGTGCATATAGCGCAGGAAATGTTTATTCTACTGGAATAACATTATCTTCAGGAACACGGGATAATGGAACAATTATATTTGAAGTTCCATTTAATGCCCCTCAACTTTATTATGCTTGCGAATACCACTCATCAATGGCTGGCTCTATTACAGTTTCTGATCTGGGGCCTCAAGGAATTCAAGGTATTCAGGGTATTCAAGGTATTCAAGGTCCCAAAGGAGACACAGGAGACACAGGTGCTACTGGATCACAAGGGGCTCAAGGAATACAAGGTATTCAAGGTGTTAAGGGCGACACAGGAGCACAGGGTCCAGTAGGCACCCCGTCGGCGGGATCAATTACTAATGCTATGCTTGCAAACTCATCAATATCAATTAACAACGCACCAGTAGCACTCGGTGCAAATATAAACCTTGCAACTACAGCATATTCAAACGGAACAAATACTGCAAACTCAAATAAAATATTCTATAACACAACTGGAACGCCACCAACTGGCACTGCAGCTGGCGATTTATATATATTCTTTTAGGATAGCATATGACTATAAAAGCATATGATGGAACAACATGGCAAACACAAAAATCATTAAAGATTTATAATGGTTTGTCTTGGTCAACCGCAAAACAAGCATGGATTTTTAACGGAACGAGCTGGTTAATAAATTATCCAGAGTCTCCTCAAAATGTATCTGGAGCATCTATATCCACACTATCTGGAACTGCAGGAAGAATTGGTTGTGTATATATTGCATCGGTAGGTTCATGGAATTCAAATGATGCATATATTCCCACTTCTTATTCGTATCAATGGACAAGAGATGGTTCAGATGTAGCTGGTCAAACAAATAATACTTATACTACAGGTGCAGCCGATGCTGACAAAGTAATAGGTTGTAGAGTAACAGCAACTAATTTTAGAGGAAGTACTCCATCTTCAGCAACTACAGGGCTTCAAATGCTAACACATGTCTCATCTTTAACTGGATCAAATACGACACTAACAGTAGGTGCTCCAACAGTTTCATTTAATCCAAATGGCTTAAGCTATAGCGGATCTTGGAACCTTGTACCAAATGCAACTACCTATGAAACCACGTCTGGAGGAACCGCAGGATCACCTTCAGTAGATGTAGGAAACAGAATATTTAGTGGAACTGGAACTGCAGGAAATGCATCATTCTCAGTAAGAGCGGTAAATACAAATAGGAGGATTTCTTTAAGTTGGCCAGCAGCAACTGGGGCAACATCTTATGATCTTTACGTTAACGGAGGGTTTTTTGGAAATGTGGGTAACACAACAAGCTATCCATATACTCCGCCTGACGACAATGCCAGAAACTTTACCATATATCCTAGATCATCAGGAAATGTTCAAGGCTACGGAGCATCAGTAGCATCAACTATAGCAGCACCAGCAACACGAAGCGATTATGGAACAGGATCAGGAAATCTTGTCCAGCCTAATGCAACTTCTCCTACATTTGCTAATGGAAGTGCAACTACTTCAAACTTATCTGTATCTTGGGGCGGAGCAACAAATGCAACTAAGTACAGAGTATATTGGACACAAGGATCTAGCATATCTTTAGATCCAGCCGTGTCTTACGATGCCCCAGAATGGACGGGAACTTCTGCCAGCTATAATGGATCATTTTCAGAAGGAACAACTTATTATTTTTATATATCGGCATCAGGAGATAACAATGTTTGGACCCCGTATGGATCATTTAAAGCATCAGGTACACCTGCTATAACCGCTCCAGGCACTCCCTCTGTATCTATAAGCAGTATTACTGCATCTTCATTTTTAATATCTTGGGGTGCAACAGCTGGCGCTGATTCTTATGCGGTCTCAGTAGGTACGTCACCTGGCGGTAGCAATATATTAAATACGTCTGGAATTACAGACACATCACGTGGTGTTACTGGGCTGTCTGCATCAACTACATATTACGCAACAGTAACTGCTTACAAGAACATATACGGGTTTGGTTCCCCTGGCTCTGGATCTGCAACGACTACTCAATCACCAACAATAAACTTTGGGACACCAACAAGGCCAACATTTTATCGAAGCGGAACAACAGTTAAGTGGGGAATGGACAACCCATCATTTTCAGGTCCATTCGATCCTTATGGAATAGAATGGGAAGTTGGAAACAATGCGTCTACTGGCAACATCTCATCTGGAAATACAAAAAGTTATAATACCAGCTATATCTCTACTTCAGGACTGGGATCAGTTTGGAACTATATTGTTGGTACTCATGCTGGAGATATTCCTGCAACCTCAAGCCCTAGATATTTAAGATTTAGGATATACGGATATAACACAGTTACTAATGCGTTTGTCGATGGACCGTGGTCACCATGGTCACTCTAAGGAATATGATATGATATCTAAAGAAGAAAAGATTTTTATTATAGATGGTTACCTAAAATCAAAAGGTGCTGAAAGAACTATGTTAAATGATAGGATTACTCCTGACTTAACTCAGGAGGAGCTTGCTGAAATAAACCTCAGCATAGAGTCAATAGATCAAAAGATTCAAGCCATTGAGTCTGAAAGAATAAAAATAGAAGAAGGAGAATAAAATGCCAACATATACAGTTCTAACAAATGATGAGAAAGCAGCAATTGCTCAAGCAGAAATTAGAAATCTAGAGTATCAGATGTATACACTTGAAGTAAGACTTATCGCAGAAAATGCAAAGTCAGACCCAGATGAAACAGCTGTTTCAACTTTAACTACATTAATTGCTGAAAAGCAAACACAAATAGCAGCACTTTAATTAAAAGAGGAGGATGGAATGTCATATAAAAATAGAGTCTTAAACGACTTTCCAAACTCATTTTATTTATTAGATGAAGTGCAGTCAGGTGCTACTGACACATACACCGAGCTGTTATCTCAATATGCAACATACCAGGCTTTAAAAGATAGCGGTATCACATACGGACAAATAAGCGGTCTAGAGATATATGACTACTCAGGTAGTTTAAATAATGGTACCGCTTCCTTTGCATCCACAAAAGAGATAATGCCTTTAGTGACAGGGTCCGTAAGAGGAACTGAGCTTTTGACATCAACAGTAATTAATTATAGCCCTAAAGGAATTGCAACAAAATACTATAAAGATAATTCTTTTTCTATAGAGGCATGGTGTGCACTTCCAGGTTATAGCACAAGCACAACAATAGTTGGAGATGTCACTAATAACATTGGAATATTTTATCAGAATGGTAATATTATATTTAAAGTCGGGGCTAATCAGGTTCAGGCTACAGTATCAAATTCTGAAGTAGTATACATAGTTGCTATATTCCAAAGCAATATTTTGTCGCTATATATAAACGGATTAATTGCTGATGCATTAGAAATAGACTCATATAAGTTTTCTAATGAGTTAGTTGCTTTTCAAAGTGGGCCAGCATCTGGAAGAGTTGTAGTAGACTGTGTCGCATTTTATAGATATGCACTATCTGGAACTCAGATATTAAATCATTACTCTGAGGGAACTCAAGAAGTAAATATATCTCAAATTGTGGCAGCAGATAACGGATACCTATTCAGCATGAACACGGAATCAATTAGGCCTAAGTTTATATATTCATACCCAACATCAAAGACATGGTCTGAGGTGGCAACGGGAGGAATCTCAATATCTGATGACAATTCATTTATCTATATACCAGAAACAGAAACTTCAGCAACGGCATCATTTACATTTACTGACTACTTCATTGTCCCAAGCTATTTAAATATCGATACATCCCAGATCCACTGGAGCAATGATGTAACTGGAATTCTTGTAGAGGCCAGCATCGATAATATTACTTGGCGGACATGCAAGAATGGAAGTCCTCTTCCTTATATCAATAAGAACGATAATCAATTTTCAGAGATAGTTTATTTAAGGATAACTTTATCCTCTGCAGATACAAGTAAATATCTTCCAGTTCTTAGATCCCTAGAAATAGCCTTCTATACTGGAAAGAACTTTTATAGCGACAACTCAGGATATTATGTATCCTCTGCATATGACTACTCTCTACCCAAGGTTAATAGCAAGACCCTTTCTTATAATAAATACAATGGGCTTGTTATGTATGACGGACATGGATTCTCATTGAATTCTATTCCCGCCGTTTCTTGCATAGAGATGATATACACCCCACAGTATAATCAGAATGTCTTATTCTCAGGAGCTAATAAAAAGTACGAGTGGGATAATACGGGGCTAATAACAAAGACAGGGATCTCCTCAATTTATGTCAATGGCATAGATAGGACGGCGGAAACAAATGTCTGGAACTTCCTAGTAGTAGATACCCCACACCATATTGTAATAAATCTAACATCAACAGACACCAACATAAAATTTAATCAAAATCAGAATGACTCCAAGTCTGGGCTGGGCCATATGTATAACAATGTAGCCGTATATGAGAGCACCTTGTCCGTAAATCGGATATTAAACCATTACCTGCTATATACTGGGAATACAATTAATCAAATAAATGACACATCCTTTTCTATAGTAGAGTCATCTTTAGGTGACGATTCGACCCCATTCTTTATAACCGTGGTAGAGCCAGAGTCAGTTACCATATAGTTTTGTCCATCTGATGTACAAACTCTAGACTTTAGCACGAAATAATGGTATGATTTATGTCTATGGATATGAGCAAAGCTAGATATAACATTAATGAAGAAGAATCGATTCTGGGCATATATGTCTGGGAAATGCCAGATGGCAGATGGATTGGAGACGATGATGGGAACTTTCTTTCGATCACGTCCAAAAAAGGTAATAGATCCAACATCGATGCTTTGGCTAGAGAAGTTCGCTCGTTCGGCGTATACGAAGGCGGGCCTAAATTTCTTTCCGCTAGAAGGAAGATTGACGATGAAGAGTTCCAGCATCAAAAGCAAAGACTCGACTGGGGATTAGTTCCAGATCCATACGATATAGGAAACTATAAAGACGAAATGAAGAAACTAGGTGGTTTAAGATGACAGTAGAATTTCTTGGTGAAGATAACTCAGAAAACATTATCGACATATCAAATACAGCAGATTGGTTTTCTTTTAAAAAAGACGAAAAGAATAATGACCCATTTGCAGTAGGCCTAGAAGACCTAAAGAAGTTTAGAGGCTTAGGCTCATCATTTAAGCGCAGAATTAATAGAGAATTCTCAAAGTCTTTTACTGGCATAGATGAAACAGGAACACAACAAAATCTACTTGCACAAGCCATAACTGGTTATGCAATGTTCGATCTTATTGAGCCTCCATACAATCAAGAATACCTTTCAAAGATATATGAAATTTCAACATATAACTATGCAGCAATTAATGCAAAGGTTGCCAACATTGTTGGCCTAGGATATGACTTTGTTGAGACAAAGAAAACAAACGATGCCTTTGACTCTATTACAGATGATAAACAATTAGAAAGAGCCCGTAGAAAATTAAACAAGCTACGCCAAGATGTACACGCCTGGCTAGATACAACCAACGATGAAGATACATTTACCCAGACCCTGATTAAGGTTTATACAGACCTAGAAGCAACAGGAAATGGCTATATTGAAATAGGAAGAACAACAGGCGGAGACATAGGGTATATCGGTCATATCCCAGCAAAGACAATGCGTGTTCGTAGACTAAGAGATGGCTTTGTTCAACTACTATACGGCAAGGCAGTATACTTTAGTAACTTCGGAGACAATGAAGTAGAGAACCCAATCGCTGGTCAAGAAGATCGCCCAAATGAAATTATTCATTTAAAGAAATATACACCAATGAACAACTACTACGGTATTCCAGATATTATTGCAGCACAGGTAGCCCTTGCTGGAAATGAATTGTCTGGCCGCTATAACCTAGACTACTTTGAAAACAAGGCGGTCCCAAGATATATCATTACAGTAAAGGGAGCAAAACTTTCTCCAGAGTCAGAGCGCAAATTGCTAGAGTTTTTCCAAGTTGGATTAAAGGGAAAGAATCATAGATCCCTATACGTCCCACTTCCAGCAGACAGCCCAGACTCAAAAGTTGAATTTAAAATGGAGCCTATTGAGGCTGGAAATCAAGAAGGTTCATTTGAGAAATATCGTAAATCAAATAGAGATGAAATCCTTCTAGCCCACCGTGTCCCAATTAATAAAATAGGAACGCCAGAAGGTGTTAATTTAGCAGTAGCCCGAGATGCTGATAAGACATTTAAAGAGCAGGTTTGCCGACCAGCTCAGATGATATTAGAGAAAAAAATCAATGCAATATTTGATGAAAAGACAGATGCCTTGACTTTAAAGTTTAATGAATTAACTTTAACCGATGAAGACACTCAATCTCAAATAGATGAAAGATATTTAAGAATGCAGGTAATTACTCCAAATGAGGTTAGAATTAGAAAAGGAATGATTCCTGTTGACGGCGGAGACGAGATGGTTGATTTAAAGCCACAGCAGGCCGCCGACCAAAGGGCAACCGCTGGAAAAACCAGAGCTAGGGATTCTGAAAGATCCGCAGCCTCCTCTGATAAAATAGGAGAAGGCCGAAATGCCAAAGGCGACGGAAGACAGGTCGACTAAGTCCACTCAACTGTTATTTGCTTTATAGTCTATAACACTATAAAATTAAGCATATGAACATTG